CCTAGGGCTAAATCGAACTCCCGTAATAAACCTCGGGAGGAAGGAGGAGGTTGATATACCACCTCCGGCGATTTAGCCGCGCCCTTGCCATCAAGGCGTACCGCGTATTGCGGCCCGACTTTATGGCAATGGCGCTAGGAACTCCTCCCCGCAGGCGCTTACGGGCCCACAGCCGAACATGTCGGCCGTGGGTCCGGGCGTCTGCGACCTCTGTGTTACTATTAGGGAGGCGGCTGTCCGAAAAGATCGCCGCCTGGGAAAAGAGGGAGGTCTCGTTCTGTAACCAGTCCGAAACCAACCTTGAACCCAAGCCGGGTAAAGGCGTAGTGGAGAACTCCACTATACCGAACTCGGCTTCTCGAAATAGTACTGCCTCCGACCTCTCACGGCTCTGACGGGCGACTGGATCTGCTGACTCCACCCAAGATGGTGGGGCCAGTGGAATTTGGTCGGATCCGGAGCCGTAGAGGAACTTCCCCAAAGCCAGGGCCAGCCACCGAGGTAGAGATACCTTGGCGAGTGAGCCCCGGCGCGGGGGAAGTCCCGCCCCGCCGAGCGAGCGAGGGAGAACGGGGACGACGCCGCTTTCGCGGCAACGTCTCCAAACCTGGGGCCTGATGGCCCGAAGGACTCTCCTCGCCCGAAGGGCGCGGGCGGGATCGGGGCAAAGGGCTTCGTAGGCCTCCCCCTCGAGATCGAGGGAGAGGCTGACAAGGCCCTTCACAGGGATTCCCGCTGCCCAGCGTACGGTTGGGTGAGGGGACCCACCGAGGACCCAAAAGGTCATCTCGGTGAAGTTCCCGCAGCGCTCGCTGATGAAGAACTTACCTTTGGAGGGCTTGGCGCCACAGGCGCCAAGGACCCAGAGGTAGTTCTCCAGCAGTGAGCGCGGCCAGAAGCCGATAAGGTCGTCACCGCCTATAGCGGTGGCGACCTTACCAGCGAACTGGAGCCCACGACCCATAGCGGCAGCATAGTCAGTCCAGAAGAGGTGGATGATTGACATCAAGGGCCAGGAAGGCCCGAGACCCATCAAGACACCCCTTCGGGACGTGACCGTCTGCCCCCACGGGTAGGTGAGGACCTGCGGCCCCGTTAGGGACAGTAGGGCCTCACCCCATACATCTGGGAAGCCATCCCAACCCGCAATCAAACCGTGAACAACCGCCTCCACCAGATCGTGGGGGAGGCGGTCGGTAGCCACGGAAAGGTCGGTAGAGACCACGACGCACCCCTCACGGAAGTGCGACGCAGCCTCTTCGACGGCGAGCCTCCGCTCCCCCAAAAGGAAGCGGCGGCACCGGCGCTCCTTACGGAGAGCCGCGAGGAGGGCCCGGTTAAGGGCACCTCCCGCCATCGTCGCGAAACCGGGGGGGGCGGAAACGACACGTCGTTTCCAACCCCTCTCCGGGATCGTGCAGACCCTGTTGGCCAAGGTGGACTTGGCAGTAAGCCAAGCCGCCGAAGCCATAAGATTGCGGAAACCCGAGTTGTAGCGTGTCAGGTCCACCTCCTCATCGGAGAGGAACCCACCGCGCTCAGGTTCAGGAACCAGGGGCTCCTCGAGCCCAGTCCCCAGGAGGGACTGGACCCAGGAGAACCGGGACACCCGGACCTGCTCGCGGCAACCGCCACGCCTGCGAGGAAAGTCGACCGTCGCACTGTTGCTAGTGGGGACCATTGGGTCTGACCACTGGCCACAGAAACGGCGGGCAAACTTTTCAGCGTAGGCGCGGGCGGCACGCAACAGCTCGGGGGCCGTCTCGTGGGGGGTGGTAAGGATGTCACGGTGCGCAACAAGATTACGCGACGCGACAACCTCATCACCTTCCGGAAGGGCGCGCCCAAGGTAGCCGAGTTGCTCGCGTCCCGCCTCCGACCACATGCAGAACATGCGGCGGAGGAGGAAGCGGCAACCTCGGGTTATCGGGGCGCCCCCAACGACACTATTCCTCGCGTCGCCCGACCAAGCTTTCAAAGTGGAAACGGTAAACCCGATCCCACTATGGTGGCAAGAACGGACGACCCACAAGGCAAGCTTCTGGAGTTCAAGCAAACGCTTGTTATCCGAAGGCCGACCCCAAGTGGGGAGCGGGGAGTAGGCCGCAGAGACGGCCAAAAGGGCTTCCCAGACGCCGTGCATGACACGGCGCTGGGCAGCGGAAGGAGGAGTTACACCAAGGAACGCACATTGCTCTCGCAATGTACGCGGCGAGCACATAGGGCGCGCCCCCCGACCATTATGTCGGGTGGGGGCGCCCTTCCCAAGTGCCGCCTCGGAAGCGTTCCACCACAAATCGGTCAGAGACTGGCCTTTTTGCAATGTTGTCCTCT